GAAGACACCAACCTACAATTTTTTCATCGACATTGACTACAAGGATCAAGAAATACTCGAACTCGATCGTGTCCAGAAGGTGTGTCGTGTCATCTGCGACAAGGTGAAAACATTGGGCGGTCGAGATTGTCTGATATGTGTTTCCAAACCGAAACCCGTCGATGATGGACTCATCAAAACCGGTATCCATATGAATTGGCCAGAGTTTGTCGTCAATCAGGAGGGTGCCAATAATATCAGGGATCATGTGATTTCGACACTCACCGCAGTCTTCAAACAGATCAATTGGGATCAGGTGATTGATAAATCAGTTTATAAGGGGAGTGGTTTTAGAATTCCTTGGTCCTATAAGAAGGGTAAACATATCACCTGTGGTGGTCAAGGATGTTCCGAATGTGAGAATACCGGAAAGATTACGGAATCTCCTTACCTCCCAATCTTCAAGTATATCTACGGTCCAGTGTTATGTCTCATGAATCGGGTTTCTCAGGAACCATCAGTGGATATATTGAAGGATTCGATCATAAGGACACTCATCACCGACGTAGTCACCGTACCAGCAGTAGATGGTACGAAAAAGAAGGAAGGATCTTTCACGAATGCTCAGATGAAGGATGAATTTAAAAATTCAGAAGCAGTCGCTCACCTCGAAACATTCATTCGAAAAAATATGAATGGGCAGGAAGATGCCAGGATCACAAGAATATTTACACATAAGAAACATTTTTTAATTTCAACCACATCAAAGTATTGTGAAAATCTTGGAAGAGAACATAATTCAAATCATGTTTGGTTCCATATGGTCGGAAGTACTATCCTACAAAAATGTTTTTGTGATTGTGAAACAGTGATCGGTCGTCGATATGGGTTTTGTAGTGACTTCAGAGGTCGTGAACATAGACTATCAGATACTATCGTCAATAAATTCTACCCCGATGTACCTACACCCAACAGGGTCGTGACACCACCACCCAAGGCGAAGGTGAATACCGACGAAGCTGTCGAGATACTAAATACTTACATCAATAAGTGTATCCAACCGACAAAAGTAGTATCGGTTACCAAAATTAGAAATAAGTATGTCGTGAATGTCACCGATACAGAGTGTGATGCTAAACATGGTGGAGACTGTCACTTCGTAGTTGAAAAGTCTGGTATCGAAATGAAGTGTTCAAAATGTATAGGAAACCCCAGGAAGTATATCTTAAACAAAAAATCCAAAGAGATTTTATTTCCAGACACAAAATAAGATGTCGAGTATACTCTTGGTAGCATCCACCTATCTGGCAAACTTACTCACGAAACGTACCGTTAAGGTGGATGAGATTGATATGCTCGTGAAGGAGGCCTATAAATATTCAGGATTAGATTCCGATAACTTTTATGTCTTCATGACGAACATTACGCTATTTAAAAAACATATGGATCCATCCTTTCTTTATCTGGCTCTTGAACACCTTGAAAACGTTGGTATAATGGGAGAATTCCAGGAAGATATACATGAATTAGTTAAACAAATAGGGTATTACGCAGAGAAACAGGTCATGAACGCCTCTTTAAACGATGGTGTTGCGTTTCATCCTAAATACTTAAACAGCCGACTATAGTAGAAGCGATGATTTCTAGATCTGGTCGTAAGATCAAGAAGCCTGAAACCTACAAGCCTCAAGAGGATGTTGAAGATGACTACACCGAAGATGATTACGATAGTAATTTAGACGACAGTGATATTGATACAGATGACGAAAATGGATCCGAAGATGATTATACTGACGATGAAGATGAAGATGCTGATGAACATGGGAATCTCAAGGATTTCGTCGTCGAGGATGACGATGACGAAGATGAGGAAATTCAGGATGATGAGGAAATTCAGGATTAAAAAAATGAAGGGTATTTTTAGATATGGAAGCTGATATTGGCAACCCCATAGAATTTAATAAAGATGTACACGAAAATGAACAACATCAACAACCGGAACCCGACTATTATCAACAACAACCAATGATGATGATGCCACCCAACATGTATCAACAACCCTACGAACAACCCAAGGTTGACATATTCGCCAACATTGATAAAACGACATGGATTGTCGGTATCGTCGTATTCTTATTGGGTTTCTTCATGGGTAAGACGATGCAACCCGTTATCCTCAGGCATGGTTAAGTGGGTATCCATACATCCAGTCCTTTTCATCCCATGGTGAGTGTCCGATGAAATTCCCAGTGGAACCCTTCTTCCTTTCCGTAAAATACGCACGACTCGTGACCAGAGGGTCCTTGAGTTGAGCGGCTAAAACCTCAGATGCTGTGTTCATCTTCTTTTTGACATTTTCAGGTGATGTGAAAAAGAAGTACGCCACGAAAAACACGATGATCAGTGTGATGATATTCAACAACACACTGAACATTCTTACCTTGTATGTATATTTTTAATTATTCCTTGATTGATTCAATACCCTCCTCACGCTTATCCTGTCTCGCCTTAATCTCCATAGCCACAATCTCATCAGCCCTCTTGACCAACTCTTCCATTGGTGTGTCAGGCTCTTCCTTCTGGAGACGTTCCAGAACTTCAGCAGGGTGACTGATAGGGGCTTCATCAGGTTTGTTGTAGTACTTGGAGTTTTCGTCGCCGGGTTTGAAATTCGAACTCGACTCAACCATATCCCTCTTACGTTCTTCAAACATCTTGGAAGCCATAGCCTGGTTTTCCTTGTAGCCCTTCATCAACTCTTCAAGTTTGTCATTGCTGTAATGCACATCGTTAATCTGACTGGCATCGGGTGGGATGAGAAGCCACTTGTACATGTCGACAACGTAGATGTCGAAGGTGGCGTCCTCCTTCTGAAGACGCTTCGCATGACCTTCAGCCTCAGCGCGAGTGTTGAAGCACCCCCTAATCTTTGCACCAAGTTGTTCATTTTTTTGGGGGCATTCAGGTCCAACGAAGGACATGCATGCATACAGTTGACCAGGGACAGTGGTATAATCTTGCTCGAGGGAAGTCATTATATATATAGTAGACTGAAAAACTTTAAGCCATTCATCACTTAAGTTGCTTAAACTTTATCATCAATATAAAAATATGGAAGAGATCCGAAAGGCTCATAACACCTTCAAGAAGGAACTAATCCAATTAGTGACTCGAGAAGGTGACCTCATCTTGGATGTTGGATGTGGATGTGGAGGTGATCTTCAAAAATGGAGACATGCCGGAGCGAACATCAACATGTGTGATCCAGATGAAACATCTCTTCAAGAAGCTCGGACCAGAGCAAAGAATTTAAAAATTCGTGTAAACTTTTATCATGGAGATATTTTTAATTGTCCAAATAGAAAATTTGATTTGATTTGTTTTAATTTTTCTCTTCATTATATTTTTGAATTTGAAAAAAAGTTTTTTGAATCTATTCGTGAAATAAAAAAAAGAATGAAACCTGGTGGAAAACTTTTTGGTATCATTCCAGATTCTGAAAAAATAATTATGAAGACACCCTTACAAGATGATTTGGGAAACTTTTTCAAATTGAAAGAACATGGTAATGGTGGGTTTGGTGAAAAACTTTTTGTCAATCTTGTTGACACACCATACTATTCAGATGGACCGAAGTCTGAACCAGTTGCCTACAAAGATCATCTCATCATGGGGTTGGAGTCATGTGGTTTCACTTTGACACTTTGGGAAAACTTGTCAGGAAGTAATATTTCAGAGCTCTACAGTAAATTTATATTTACATATAGAAAATGATAGTCGTCATAGTGTTGTTGATCATTAATATATTTATTTTTATGTCAACCGTTGAACCTGAAAAATTGCGGATCGTCAAGGAACGTTACGAAATTCTCAGAAATAATCTTGAAGGGACTGAATTTCAAAAACTTACACGATGCATCCCAATAACCGCTCATCATACTCTCCGAGGAACCGTTGGATACAATCTCAATAAAGGGGGAGAGATTGGTTTGTGTCTCGATGGTGAAGTGAATGAAATTTTCCATGTATTGATTCATGAACTCGCACACTGTATGGTTCAAGAGTACGATCATTCAACAGACTATTGGGGTAGGTATGTCAAACTCAGAGACATCTGCGTTCGACTTAACATCTACGAACCCATTCCCAACGAGACACCATTCTGTGGTATGCACATCCAGGATAAATAATCTGTGTATACATCAAATGAAAACACCTGTTGTGACAGTTGCCACGGCAATTCTCATGTGGGTTATTGTCGTTGCTTTACCAATGGTACCCATGTACACGAGGAATTACTGGGCAAATGTCACATTGATGACGATCGTCATCCCCAACGCACTCCGTCTCATCGTGGGTCAGGTCCCACAATTGGCTGTGGATAAGGGTTTCTTCTTTTCGTCAACCATCATCGCGTTCATTCTCGTAGAAGGTTTGACCCGAGTGGTCAAGACGTTGAAGGGACAAATCAAGGATTATGGCAAGGATAGAAAAAAGAGTTTGGAAGTGAGTCTCTTATTTCTAGCCGCGTTCATTGTTGGTGCGGTATTGACATATATGTTAGGTGTCGATAAGTCTATCTACAGTAACATGGGTTGGGAACAAGTCCCTTAAGCCCTCAGTACGTAGGACTGACTGATATGGAAAAGAACAGCAGCGATGAGACCGGTAGCACCGAGCCCAACAAGGCTACGACGTCCGGCATCGTTGAGAAATTGAGGAACCATCGACGCAAGCTTCTCTTGCACGGGTGTGCTAATCGCCGCAGCCGTACAAGCAGAAACGAGGAGAGCCTGCATTTGTTGATCAGTCAGGTTAAAAGGATTCTTAGACTGGGGAGCCTTGACGGGTTCTGCCATAACAGATTGTTGGGAGGGAGCCATCATTTGCATTTGAGCAGGCATCTGCATCTGCATTTGAGTAGGCATCATCTGTTGTTCGTTGGGTTCGGGATGCCCCATGAGTTCTGAAATAGGTGTAGAGTCCATGGTAACTTTATTTTCACTGACATTTTTTTCCTCAGCATTCTGCGAAACAAAAGACGTGGTAGGATTCAGCGACACCATACCATTGTCGGTATTGTCGGATAAATTCATAGTACGGATGTCCGTCATTTAATACAGTCTTATGTTTTTTACAAAATAGAAACACGCACCCTGGTTATTTTTTCTTCGTGATTGTCAATGCTGTCTTTTTATCAGCCTTTTTAGCATCACCCTCGTGCTGTGACATATATTTAGGATTGTACATCTTACGATGTGCTGCCCATAAATCGGATCCACCAACTTTGAAATTTTTACGAATAGTTGCTTTGTACCAAAATACACAATCCTGAATTTTGTTAGATTTTACCGTATTATCTAACACAAGACACTCATAGTTTTCAGTACACGCATCCATGACTTTGCAGAACATATCGAAGGATGGAAAGATACCGAAGAATGATTTGTATAACTTTTCACGATTCTGAATAATATTTTCACGAAGAATGAATACGTAATCAACATTTGCCCTGAGTGCTGGAGGAAGATCCATGACGTATTGCATCGTCAACATGAAAAAGATTTTCCAGTGACGACCATTCATGAAACACTGTCGAATACATGTATCCTTTAAAAATTTAGAATCGTACATACAATCATCCAATAACATGAAGGCTCCACAATTTGTTTTACCTGAACCCACCAATTTACGCTGTCGAGCCATAACACGTTCGATCGCATCCCTATCATAATCACCATACACGACTAGATCAGGAATGAACTCAGAGTAAAAATGATTTCCTTCTTCAGTCCCACTGAGTACGATTCCCGCCGGGAGATGTTTCTTATGGTACATGATATCCTTTACCAGTGTCGATTTCCCTGTATTACGCTTTCCGATAAATACGATTACCTTATCATCCGCAATTGATTCAGGTTTGAATTTCCTCAACTGAAGATTCATTCTACTGTAGTGTCCCGTTTTATTTCATAAAATTTTACTCATAGATAGTAGATATGTCTGGAGCCGTGAAACTCACAGTGACAGGTGTTCAGGATAAATGGCTCACAGGTGAGCCAGATTATTCCTATTTCCTATCGACATTCAAAAAGCATACAAGGTTTGCCCTGGAACAAATCGAAACACCATTCGATGGAGAGATAGACTTTGGTAATGAACTTCGATGTATCATCCCACGTGATAAAGGTGATCTCATCAAGGGTATGACGGTAAAATTTCTTTTAACAGCACCCGGTGGTGGGTTAACGTATGTCCCTTCCCTATGCACCAGATTGATTGACACCGCCGACTTGTTTATAGGAGGTCAGTTGATTCAGCGTGTGACTGGTGAGTATATGTATATGCAACAACAACTTCATAATACAATCGATGATGCTGAACAGACTTTGTATTTCTTAAATGGTCATGGAAGTCAGGTACTCGATTTTACGGGTGACTATACATTCTTCATCGATATTCCCTTTTATTTCAACAGAGTACCACCGTTATCGATCCCAACGACGGCAATTTCGAAGCAGTTGGTAGAAGTAGTCATTAAACTTAACCCCCTGGCAAATATCATTAATGGTGTCATACCCGAGGCTGGTGTCCAGGCAGGCATTAAGAATATGTCATTGGATACGGAATTTGTTTTTGTCAGTGACGAAGAACGATTTTATTTACAGTCGATGCCTCTCGAATATCTCATCACACAGGTTCAACTCTCACAGGTTCTTTTCAGATCAGGTGAAACAAAGAAGACATTCATGATCAACTTCAAACACCCCGTACGAGAGTTATTTTTTATAGGGAAGAATGGTGAAGAACATGTGAAAATTGAACACGTGCAATTAGACTTTAACGATATGAATGTGATTGACGCAGATCATTTATTCATGACGTACGAACAACCACTTTTACATCATGTGAATAGCCCAGAAGATGGGTATCCCTTCGGCGTGTACAGTTTCGCAGATCGTTCTGATTTACATAACCCATCGGGTCATGTGAATATGAGTCGTATATTTCATAAACGCATGACTATACAGATTGAACCAAAAGATGTGGATGTGACTGTTAAAGTATATGCCATGAATTACAACATCCTCCATGTCGAGAGCGGTCTTGTGGGTTTAAAATTTTAAAGGTGTATATTAGTAATGGCTGGTCGGATACAGCTTACAACGAAGGGTGTCCAGGACATATACTTTACGGAAGAGCCGGACTATTCACACTTTGTACAGTTATTCAAAAAACATACAAACTACACCACGCAATTCATGAAGTTGGATGTCGATGGTGATCCAGAATTTGGAAAGACTGTTCGTCTCACCATCCCCAAAGATCAAGGGGACCTGATCAAGACGATTAGCTTGGATGTCGAACTCAATCCAATATCCGAAGCTGATGTTACGCGTACCGGATACATCGAATCAATTGGTCATGCAATGATTGAATATATTGATATGTATATCGGTGATGAAAAGATACAACATATACCCAGTGACTATTTACAAATATATTCGGAACAGAATTATACACAGACGAAACAGAAAGCACTCGAAAAACTGATCGGTAAGTACCCGAACAGAACTTCCGATGTTCCGGTAGCGAGTGGTGTCATCTTGGGTCATCTCGGTCCTGCGACGACATCCCGAAAACTTTTCATTGACATCCCTTTTTATTTCTATATGAAACCTGAACTCGCAGTACCACTCTGTGCCATGTGTTACCAAGAAGTTACCATTGAGATTAAGTTTAGGGAACTTGATGATTGTGTAGTCAAAACCGATCCACCGGTGGACACGACTCTACAAACGACCACATTGGATTATGAAGTTGAATCCAATGTGGTCCTCGTTTCTAATATAATGACTGTATCAAATGATGGTCTATCATTTGCATCAAATGTAAATAACCAAATCGAAATCACAGGAAAAACAACATTTGTCGGTGATGGAATAGTGTCACCAGCCATGAATGTCATTGTGAATAGTAGTGGTATTTACCGATATGAAAATAGTGTATGGGTAATTAAATCAACGGACTCTGTGAGTGGTGACGTTCGGTTTTCGGATGATGGGGACGTCATCGCCCAACTTGGATATGGACTATGGGAATGGAACTCGGGGTACGTTTTCACAAGTCAAGCTAATTTACAGAGTAGAGCTAATTTGATAGGTACAGCTGATTTGACATCGATATCTCGTGATGGAACTGTGTATAGTATGAGAACAGTGGGTACAGTAAATGATAGTTTTTTTGTTTACAATCGAA